CTTCTTACCATAGCACCATTCAGCAAAGCCAGTTTGGTCACCAGCAGCATTTGTCACGGGGTTGGAAACGAATTGACGAGCCATGGCATTGGCTTGATATTCGGGGAGAGCTGTCCTGGAGCGACTAGGCATATACTTGGTACGCCTCTCGAGAGAATCGCTAATCCCATTCCTAACCGAAGAATGGTAACAAGCGGATGGACGATCAGGGCGATCTACAAAGTCCGACAATAACATGTTACCCATGGGATTGTCATCCGTAGGTAATTGACAGTTGGGACTCAAATCCTCCTTCACCATCGTGAGGCGGGCGGAACCCTCCTTGACCATATCAGAATTGTACATGACGTACAGCACACCCAACACAGTCGCAGCTAAAACAAAGATCCGAGGATCTCGGCGAATTAAATAGATAAAGCACGCAGCGTAGATGATAAAACGTGAAGCAGCGTTCACACGTTCTGCCGCTGTCTGCTTGTTGGTAGGCCAGAACTGCAGAACATTTTTACGATCAATGAGTTCTTGTGGGTTATCAAACCAAACCTTCATTTATATAGGGTGAGTTTATTTTTTCATCATGCTGCTAAACATGCTCATGAGAGCCTTCTCATCAATCTCACCGTCACCAGATTGCATCTTATCGGCACAGTCCTTGGCGACGGACTCGATGACGGACAGCGTCTCTTGGGGGATTGCAGTGATGGTCGTTCCGAGCATGTAAAGCGTCTGAAGGTACTGCCACACGGCACCCTTCGTAGCATCAGACATCTTATCCTTCCAGTACTCCTCGATGTTGAGATCCTGGAGAAACTCGATGCCCTTGATGTCCTCGGTGAAGAACGTCTCATCCTTCTGGGTAATCTTCTGAGCATACGCACCCACACCACCCATGTAGGCCTCGACACACTTACGAGGGTTCGTAGACTTTAGAAGGTCGAAGGAAGTCATGAACTTCTTGATACCCTTCTCGTTAGGAAAGGTTTTATGCAATTCCACAAGAAATTGACCCATCATATCATTGAACGCGGATACGGAAGCCATATTTATAGTAACTTGTGTGGTTTAATCTTTAAGTTTAGAAGGGTTCGCTGGATATGACTTCCCTCTGTGCTAAACCATTCGCGACGATAAAGTATACGAGAATGGCGTTGAGCACAGCGGGCTTCACATAGCTGCTGTTAGGGAGTTTTCCTTCGTTGTTGATTCGAGCCTTGGCATGAATGTAGCCAGCCGTGATCGCGGCCGCGATGAGACCGGCCCACATTGGGTCGCGGAGATAGTCTGAGAGTTCCATTTAATTATACCCAACTTTTTTTGTTCTCTCATCGGCAGCATCATTGAAAAAGACGTCGTCTTCGCCTGTTGGTTCAGGCTCGGGTTCGGGGTCTGGAGACTGAACACTATGGATCGTCTTGAATTCGTTGGCAAGACCACTCGGTTCCATCGTGGGATCCAATGGCGGTGGAGCCTCTGGCTCTGTCTCGACGATAGGCGTCTCTGTCTCCATGGGAGGCTCCGGTTCCATCATGGGCTCTGGCTCGTCGTACACGTCGGGGTCTTCGGTATCAGCAACCTGTTCATCGTCATCGATGCTAATGTTACGATCGGTCTGAGACATGTACGTCTGAAGAATCTGTTGAACAGGAATTAGCTCCTTGACTGTGTTTTCGATGCAAATGGAGATGCGATTATACAGTTTTTCGTCGCGGACGTGTTCAGATTGTTCTTCGTGGTAGATGTAGGGATCCCTGTACAATTCTTTCGCGACATTGTCATAACAGGTTTGAATGAAAACTTCGTTGGTTGGAACCTTGAGAGAAATCTTCTTGTTTTCCGCCCTGAGACGCACAGACGACAGAATCTTGACACAGCTGACAAAGACTGCAGCCAGGAGATCACCGAACCATGCACACCGAGACGTGATGTTATCGCTATGACGCTTCGACATCGCGTTACTCCAGTTTGGAACTTCCTTGAGTAGTTTCTGGAACATGATCAAAACCTTGCGACCCTTGGAGAGTTTGTTCGCCTCGTCATACATTTCAGCAAACACTTCAATGATGGGTGTGCACATGACAAGGGAAAGCTGGCCAAGGTATTCCTTCTTGGCTTCAACTAGAATACCGAGTGGTTCAGACATGTTATACTAAAGGAGGATACAAAAATAATTAAAGGTACTACGCACCATTCCGGTATTTATTCGCCATCTTTTTAAGGTTAATGAAGGAAGGTATGTCACCATCATCACTCGCGGCTGGTGTTTTCTCTTTTCGTGGTGAAGACCACGTTACACATAAATCAATTTCTGATAGTACCTGTACCCTGAAACCACCGATTTCAAGTTGTCTCTTCAGGTATGCACATGCATGAGAACGATCGAAGGTTGGAAATCCAAACACTACGGATGGTACACGAAGAAATACACACTTACCACCCAGTTCAACGGTGTGGCGTATTTTTCTAGAGAATTGTTCGTAAATTTTCTTGTACAACTCCTTCTTGTTTTTCTTTCTACTTGATTCAATGTTTGCTATCTCAGATACATTGATCATTATAATTACTGTAATTTAATTTTCGCCTTTTCTAACTCAGTCACCGTTGGAACAACCTGTTGCTTCACCAACTTATATTGGAAGAATTCCTTAGCCTTCACATCACTCTCTTCGTAGGGTCGTGTATCACCAGGAAGTTCAACGTCGATGGGTTGCCTGGTGGATCCAATGACTTCAACACTAGGCTCCACACGGATGTCAACCGTGACACTGAATCCGGCTACGAAGTCAACCTTCGAAATCATCATAAACATACAGCGATAAAAGTAATCCTTCGTTTTGGGGTGTTCATACTTCTTCGCGGCGATCGTCTCGATGATGTAGGTGGGCTTCTTGTACTTTTTAGACACATGCTTGTTTGTCGCCATAACCAACTTGTTCATAAGATCGTGACCAATCTCAGCTTTCTTTTCAACGTATTCGTCGATGTTCATCATCTTTTCAACTTCCTTTTCCCGCTGGGTCTTTTGAGTTCCTGGGAGAAACAGGACAACCAGGGCGATCACCAGAGCGATGAGAATGTAGACACTATTCATTATTACTATATGCGTTAATTTTTTTTCAGAAATAAATGAGATATTTATAGTATGTCTCTTCTGGTCGAGTACGTAAAAAATAATCCCCAACTTAAACAATTGGTGAAGTTTCACAACATCAACACACATGGTATACCCTACAACTACAAGTCAAGCATCAATCGAGTACCGACCATGTTGACGAAGAACGGAAAACTGTTGGTCGGCAAGGAGATCAAAAACTGGTTGACGTCACTACTCCCCAGCAACGAACTATCACACCACGAGTTTGGTGCCTTCGGAACATCCATGTCCTCTATCGATGGTAAAGATTCTGATGACGCTGTGTTCAATCTTGACAATTACGGCGTTTCCCTCCAACCAGCGATGACTAAGGAACTCGAAGAGCGAATTAATCGCAGTGTGAATGAAGCGTATAATAATATAAAGAGTTAAATCGCCTTCCAGGTAGTCATGAAACTTATAACGATCCAGGCATCGGCTATCAAGTCGACATTCGAGGTTCTCAAAGATATCCTTAATGACGTGAACATCTATTTCAAGGAAGATGGTGTGTATATCACTAGTCTAGATACGGCCCGAGTGGCTCTCGTAGACGTCTTTCTCGCGGCTGAAAATTTTGATGAGTATGAGTGTGTACAACCAGTCATCGCGGGTATCAACATCACTAATACATTCAAGCTTCTCAAGACGATTACCAACAATGATGTTCTCAGCTTGTCGGTGGACAGTAAGGAGTTTATGGATATTGAAATCCGGAGTGACGCCAAAAAGACGACAACACAGTTTCAACTGAAATTACTCGACATCAATGAAAATCGGATCGAAGTTCCGACCCAAGACATGACGACTGTCACCACCATGCAATCTGCCGAATTTCAGAGAATGTGTCGTGACATGTCAAACATTGGTAGCACGATCGATATCATACGCAACAAGAATATACTCACGTTGAAGTGTATGGGTGATTTTGCTAACCAGGAAACGTCGATAGAATGTGTCGAAGAAAGTCCATATATCACAGGTTCGTATTCGTTGAAATATATGAACACCTTTACGAAGGCGACAAGCATGTGCTCCTCTGTCCAGCTCATGCAAGAACCAGACAGTAAATTTTTAATCCTGAAATACAACGTCGCTGACCTAGGTGACCTCAAGTTCTATCTCGCGTCTAAGGTATCCGAAGACTCTTAATTTCATCGTCGTAGCTCGAGACGATCTTTGACATACCGATGGCATTCACCAACTTAATTTTAGGGTACTTCTCCTTCAGGTCTATGTGATCATAACGTAACATGTCGCGAATAGGTACGTCTTCCCCATGAAAATCACTCTTAGGTCCCGCATACTTTTTAACCTTACTCGTGATGTCTCTTACAGGTTTATTATTATGGTCGAGAAGTGTGACACTCACCAATGGTATACTGAACGATATACCGTTATGTAGGATCACCGGCCAATCCACGTCGACCTTATTAGTGATAAACTTGTACTGCTTATTTCCATACCAATACCGAATCCGAAGAATGATGTTGTATACGTTTTCCGGAATCGCTTCTTGATGGTAGGGTACCCCAGTCACATCAACCCAATATTCGTTCAACATCTGATCATTCCACGACTTGGATTCTCCATCCCAAAATCCATCCGTTTTCACCTGGTATCCCCTGTCGTGGTCGACCGAGTACTCGAGTGACCGACTCTCGATTTTGAAATCTGGTTTATCAGTGATTCTACGGTAAAGACCATAGGCCCATATAATGAGATTACTTAAAAGATTACGAATCATTTATATTAATGGAAGGTAACTTTTTAAGTAGATATAAAAATAAGCTGGAACAGTGGTCCAGTTCGATTGAGAAAGACCCGAAAAATAAGTCACGTTATGAGTCTGAGATGAGTGACTATATCATCAAATGCATGCCTTATATGAATAGTTATGTGGAAGATGCCACGGAGGAAACGAATACAGACAACGTCTTCAATGTCATCGAAACGAATGGTATCAAACGAAAAGATATCTTTACAGATTATCTCATTGAAGTCGAGAAGAAGAATATATACAGACATGTACCGAAAGAAGAAGAGACGTGTCCCCACTGTGACTACAGTAACATAATCTATTTCAGTGATACGAGTGATGCAGTGTGCGATTCTTGTGGACTCGTTGTCTCTATACTTACCAATGAAGAGCCAACCTACAAGGAAGAACAGGAAATATTCGAAAAAATTGTCAACTATTCATACAAACGTGAAAATCATTTCAATGAATGGTTGAGTCAATTTCAGGCTCAAGAGATGACAACCATACCACCGGAAGTGATTGAACAGTTGCGGGCAGAGTTTAAGAAGATGAAAATCAAGAAACTGGATGAGATTACACACACGAAGGTTCGACAACTGTTGAAGAAGTTGAAATGGAACAAATACTACGAACACGTACCCTACATCACCAACATTTTGAATGGTATCAAGGCACCAAACATGCCACAAGAATTGGAAGAGCGTCTCCGCATCATGTTCAAAGACATTCAACGACCATTTGATGATAATTGCCCGAAGGAACGTAAAAACTTTTTGAGTTATTCATATGTTCTTTACAAATTTTGTGAACTACTCAGCGAGGACACCTATCTAAAATATTTCCCACTCCTCAAATCAAAGGAAAAGTTGTACCAACAAGATATCATGTGGAAAAAAATATGTAAGGACCTCCAATGGGAGTACATACCGACCGTCTAAAAGAGACGTGTGAGGAAACTCATTCGTTCGTCGATGTTTCTCTTCGTGTATGAGGAAGAGGTTTTAATATCGATGAGACGGAAAAAGTATTCCTCAGCCACGTTGCACGACTCCTCCCCGTGTTCATGAACAAAGGCATTCATCTTATCAACAAACAATGCGATGTTTTCGATGTCATACTCATCACATTTGAAGTCATTGATTGCGAAAATACGAGCCATGTCCAACGGGAAGTGGGAACGGATCGAACTCTTGTCGACCGGTTGAGTGATCTTGTAGACCGCATGCATCAAGTTGATGAAGGTCTTCATCCTCTTTTCAACTTCGTAATCGGGTACGTCGGTGTTCTTCTCGATGTACGTCTTGAGAGTGTTGGAATGGTAACGCCCGGCAACCTTGGGGTTCGCACTCGTGAAAATGTCGTACATGTTGACAAGGATCGTCACATCAGCATGCCTATCCGTCGGTGTAAACGTTTGAATCTCGGCCAACTTATCACTCCTGATGTTCTGAATCATCAACATGACGGGGTGATCATCATAGGACCAAGCAATTTCAGTCACCCGAAGAGCGTGACCCATTTGCAGAGTCCGGAAGTAGTCGCGACGATCGGCATCTGTGGGATTGTCAACCGTACACAATTGAATCTGTGTAATGTCGAATAAGTTCCGCTCTCGATCACTCAGGTCAGAATAGAGCTTTCCATTGTACCTGAACTCGTCGTTACGGTACATCGACAAGGTCGTGAGTCTCTGACGACCATCGAGTACCTCAGATTCGAAGATACCGATGTTTTGGGGATTGGTAGCCAGACTGATGGAGGGAATGGGGTAAGACTTATCAACGATGGACGCAATCAAATTCTGTCTATCCTCGAGTGACCACACGTCACCTCGTTGATAAGGAGGGGACAGGTCGATAATCTTCTCGTCAACCTGGAAGGCCAGGTTGGAGATGCAGACGTGACTGTAGTTGAACTTGGGCATTGTGGCAATGACAATGGCCAAGAACGTTGTCTACTTAGGCAACAATTTTACGTACTTCAACTTCCCGATTTGAGAATGGTGGGAAGTTGATCAGATAGGCAACCTTCAAATCGAGGAGTCTCAAATAATTGAGAGCCTGTAGCTCTGCTTGATCATTGAGGGTCTTGATGGTTTTAAATTCCAACACTACCTGTGAATCGACGATGATATCTGCTCGAAGGTTTCCAATCACGTGACCTTCGAAGGGTACGGGTACAATTCTCTCAGATTCATAACGTACACCAGTATTCCGTAAAAGAACCTCCATCGCATTATGGTAGACTCGCTCACTGTAACCGGGACCCAGATCGTTATAAATCTTTTTCGCAAAGCCATCTATATCCATTGTTTGAATAGAGCTCGAACCTTTAATGTCGTGTCTCGAGTATATGAGGAACGACACAGTTGTAACGGTTGTGGATTTTCCTAATTTCTTTATTTACATACTCGACAAGTTCCAATAACACAGAACGAAGCTTTTTATATTCGTTGGGATTCAACACGTATTGTCTAAGTATATCACCAGCCGTATCTATGAACATCTGATGAATGTTTCGTATGTCTCTATTTTTTTCACGAAGTTTATCCCGTCTCTGTAACTCCCTCTTGAATCGAAACTCGTCAATATCGTCCAACATGTAGGATACCCTCAACCACATATTGTCGTTGTCGTAAATTTCGTCATATCGATAATACATGTCACGGTTATACTGTGAAATAATCTGCCTGATGTGGGTCATAAACTGATTGTACCGTAGTTCCTCAAATCCGGGGACACCGCCACATGGGATGTCTCCGTGTTCACGACTCGTGAAGTGCTTGTTTTTGAATTCCATGTAATGAGG